TCTGCGCGTCTAAAATAATTTCCTCTATTTCTAATTCTTCAGCCGCATCAGCCGCTTTATTTATTTCCTCAAAGACATGTCCGTTTTGAGGATGATAATATAAAAATTCTTGAAGAGCTTGATTTCCTCTTTCTACATTTAAAAACCCATCTTCAAAGACAATAGCTTCTAATATAGCGTTTCCATCTTGCTCGTCCTCAAAAGGTGATTTCTGATTTCTTGCATAACGTAACGCTCTATTTGTCTGTGTGTCTTCGTCAAAATAAAGTAATGGAGTTCTTTTGTTGTGATGAGATGATAACATAAACGCTAAAGGAGCGACATCTCGTTTTAATCTGTACTGTTTTGCAACAGCGGTTGTGTTTCTTTTTTTCATTTTATTATAATTTAATTAAAGTTAAAAAAAAGGGGAGGAGGTTAATCCTCCCCTAAATTATTGATACTTATTAATCTCTAAATAAGACAAAGTTGTTTGCACCTAAAGTACAACAAGCTCTCTCACTTAAGAAGTTAACCTGCATTGCATCTAAAGAAGATGTTCTTGCTCCACCAGCAGAACCAGTGATCCAAGTTTTATAACGTCTATCTTCAGTTTCAGAAGCTCTGTATCTTACATGTAAGAAAGGTCTCTTAGCGTTCTTACCTAAGATTTGGTCATATACAGTTGTAGAACCAGCCGGAACCATAAGCCCGTTGATTGCACCACCTGTTAAACCTCCTCTCATAGTAGGGTCGTTTAAGTATTTCCAGTCAGACTTGTAAAAATCATAACCTCTACGGAATCCTGTGAATCCTAAATTAAGAGCCATTTCCTCATCATTATCAAATAGACCGTATGAAGTTCCCCCTGCTCCGTAAGAGTTTTGGGCTGCTAACATATCGTCAATATCAAATGAGAAGTCTCTGTTTACGAAGATAACATTTTCCTCGATAGCTCCTTGTTTATCTAATCTTTGGATTACTGAATCGAAACCTGCAAGAGCTACTGGGTTACCCCCACTCCATACATTTCCTCGTGTATTTACTACATAGAAAACTCCTTCAGAACCTTTGTTTCCTACTGGAGCTGCCGCTGCAATTGCACCAGAACCTACTTCCGCTGGAACTGCTTCAACCATAGCTGTTTCAAGATAGTCTTCAAAACGAAGTCTTGTTTCATGCTCAGATTTCAAATACCATAAATAACCAGAACCTCCGTTCTCAGTACTTATCTCTACCCATCCAATTTGAGCCATGTCAGAACCATTTACTTCGTAAGTGTCCTTAATGATAATTGGAGAGTTTTCAAAGATAAAGTCTTGAGCCTCTAAAGACCCAGTCATTCCATTTTGACCTTTCGCAAATTCAGATCCATAAATAAATATACTACTGTTTACCGCTGCCGCTACTCCTTGACCAGCTGCTTCATAATAAGCTACAGTTACTGTAAATGGAGCTCCTGTTGAAACCGCCGTTACAATAGCTTTGTTACTTAATGTAGACCCTGCTGTCTCATCAGAAATCATCACTGTTTGTCCTACTCTGATAGCTGCATATCCATTAGCTGGAGCAGATGACGCTGGGGGTGAAGTTGGGTTAACTTGAGCTGTAGGGATAGTCCATACTGCCGTAGTAGCCGCTGCTGCAGCCGCTGATGTACACGCTGTGTATTTAGTGTGTAACCTTCCTTGCTCAGCCCATTTTATAAGGTCTGAGTTAGAAGGCATTTCAGCACCAACCATTCTTAAGAATGATGCTACTGTTCTATTACCATATCTTTCAAATTCCTTTTCATAAGTATCTGGAAGATACTGATTTAAGAAATCGAAATTAGTAATATAGTTTGAGGCTAAAGCTACTTGCTGTGCACTTGGCTGCAAGTCATAGCCGGGTGTTGATAATAATGCCATACTTTCTAATTTTTTTTAGTTTATAATTTTTTAATACTTCGAATTTTGAGTCCCTTACCACTGCTTTGATCTCCCATATTCCTAATCTTTAATCCGTCCTTACTGAAACTTTGAGGGGTTTTCCTTATATCCATATTAATGTTTTTTGATTTTTTAGAAACATTATCTACAGTATCGGTCATCCCTTGGTTGTAACAGAATTCCGCAAACTTCTCAAGATTCATTGCTACAGAAATAGCCTTGTGATATCCTTGAGCATCTTTCATTAATCCAGTCTCTTTATCCATATATTTACCTATGAAACTATTGACATTAGATTGCTTGCTTTTCAACTCATCTTTATCTCCTGGCTTAAAAGTAAAACTCTTTTCTCCGATATTGAACTCAAAACCTTTGAACTCATCGTTAAAGACATCGTTAGTCTTTGATAAAAAATAGTCATACCTTTTTTTCTGTGCCTCTTTAGCACTGGTAGATTCCTCTACATAACTTTTATAGCTATCAAATTCTTCTTTGTCCTCCGAAGATAACCCACCCCCACTTGACTCAAGAGGAGCTTTATACTTATCACGTTCTTCAGTTAAAAACTTTTTAGCTTTAACAAGTTCTCTTTTTTTGGCTAATTGCTTCTTCTTGATATCTTTAGGGTCGTCTAAATCTTCATCAAATGAAAATTTATCATCCATAATATCTTGAATGTCATCATTATCTAAACCTTCTTCAGTTTTAGAATAATACGCATTTAACACTTGGTCACCGTCCATTTCATCATAATCCGTTTGTAATTCTACAAAATCTCTGATTCCTCGGCCGGTTTCTTTTTTATACTTAAAATACGCCGCTACATCTTCTGGTAGGTCCGCGTTTGATTCTTTCTCCTCAAACAATTGATCTACCGATTCAATGTCTTTATCGTATCTATTTTTAATATAAGAAAGAACGTCTGCATCATTTAACTCTGATGCGGGAGTTTTTTCTTGTGTTTCTCCTTCCTGTTGTACTTCTTCTTGTTTCGCACTGGTGTCGGAATCCTTAGAGCTTGTATCCACTCGCTCCACGTTAGGGTCACTGTCTGTAGCTTCAAACTTTTCTTCATGCTCTTTAAGTAACTTTTCCTCTACCTCTACTTTAGATTTTTCAACTCCAGATACGTCTTTTACGACAAATTTATTTTCTTCCATTTTTATTTAATTTAATTTATACAAAGTTAATACTAATTTATATTACTTATTTAAGGTCTATCTTGGGTCGAATTCAGCTAAATCAAATCCATCTAAACTATCTTCGTTAGATTCAAAGGTCATAGCTGGTAAATTTCTTTTACGTTGTTCAATCATTTTAGACTGCTGAGTGTTACCTTCAGCAATTCTTTGAGATTTACCTTTTTCTTTTCTTTCTTCCCTCGTATCTATCTGCTCTTGTTCTTGACCTCTAAGGCGCATATTGTAATTAAATTCAGCGTCCATTAATCTACGTTTTAACTGAGCTTCATTATTTTGCTTTTCAATCTCAAAAGCAATCTCCGCTTGTTTAATTTGAATTTTAGCTTGTATCTCGGCTTGAGTTTGTTGCATTTTAGCTTGAGCCGCTTGTTGCTGCAACTGTTGTTGTTGCTGCCCTTGCATCGCTTGTTTTTGTTGCTCCGCAGCTTGTTTAGCCGCTTCACTCTGTTTACGTTTTACTTTAAGTAACTGGTTTGCTAATTTAAGATTATTTATAGTTCTAATATCAATAGCGTCTTCCAAATCAATACCTTGTTGTTGTAGGGCCATTTGAATATTTTGTTCCAGCATTTGTTTCTCTTCTTCATCTGGAGACATTTCAATAAATATCCCAAAATCATAGAGATATAGATTTTTAATTTCCTCTAATATTCCTAAATTATATTTCCCAATCTGCATAGCGAATTCATCTCTAAAATCTGCATACTGTAAAACATCAGCTGTTCTAATTGATAAACATTCAGCTATAGTTTTAGTGATATATAAACTGGCATTTAATATATGACGAGTAGCAACATTAGAATTTAAAGCGGCTAATTTTTGAACACCAACTAAAGAGTTAGGGTCAGGAGTAGAAGCGTCTCGAGCTTCATTTAACCCCGTAACCTGTCTTAGCATATTTAAATAATGGTTATAGTTCCCTACAAGCATCTGCATTTTTCCACTACCACTATTACTGTTAAGCTGGGTAATAGGAACTTTCGCATTGTTAAATTCTCCATCTTGAGTATAACTTCTACCAACAACA